TAAATAAACTAGCGGTAAAAATACCGCTAATTCGAGAAGTGATGCTATAAATATAAATTTAAGCATTACAGCCACTCATGTTTTAAGGCGTAGCCGTCATTAAATAATATGCTTGATAAGGTATAGACAGTATGAAAACCCATATCCATACCACAACCGCCAACAATCAAGCCATTGCCGTTTTTATTTAAACGCCAATCTAATACAAATGATGCTAAATAAGACCAGTTAAGAGGTCTTATTTTTTTACTACCATCTACGGCTAATTGTCTTATTCCAATATGCCTGGTCATGCCTGATTGTGAAACATGATATAACTGGGTGTAAATAGTATCGCCTTTTTTAAATTCTTCTCTAAGGCGATTTATTGCAAATTCTTTAGTAACTTTTATACTTCCGATATATTCTTCTTTCATTTTAGATATGCTCCTTGTTTAAAATGTTTTTGAGCAACTTTGATTGTGAAATCTTCGGACCATTCCGCCGGATAGTTGCGACCAGGTGTCGATGGTAATTTTTTACCATCAATAAAAACTCTACGACCAATAAAAGAGATTAACCCTTTTATTTTGCGAGCTTTAACTTCGATTATAGTAATATTCATAAGATAACTCCCTTATATATATTAATTTCATGTATATACTAATGATATATATACACAACAATTAATTATAAAAAAAAGAAAGTTTTTTAAATGGTAGGAAGACCAAGCAAAAAAGTACAATGTGAAGCAATGACCAAGAGATATGGAAGGCAATGCAGAGCCAAAGGGATATTAAAAAAAAATGGTCATTATATTTGCCGTATGCATGGCGGTCTTTCATTTGGTCCAGTATCTATTGAAGGCAAAATACGAGCATTACAAAACCTAAGACAAAACAAAAATAAAACATATGAAGAAATCAGAGAATACATACAAACGAATAATTGAAGCTGTTGAGCTTGGCACAACCTTGACGCAAGTTTGCAGAGCCAAAGATATGCCAGGACTTACAACTGTTCATACATGGATGAAACAGGATCAGAAGTTTAAAGAGCAACTACTTGAAGCCAGGCGTGTTGGTGCTATGGTTTGGCTTGATAAAATGCAAGATATGCTGGACCAGGACACAGAGCCAACAAAGGTACAGCTATTAAGAGAGCGGTTATTTCATGCTCGTTGGATGGCTAGTAAATTGATTAGTGTGTTTGGAGAGAAACAAACTGTTGAGAATGTTGGAGATCCATTAATTAAAATAGTGTGGGATGATGGTTCTTCGGAAGATAAACAAACAGTTTCCGCGCGCACAATAAAAGGTACGAGCAATAATGACCAGGCAACTGACAAGATAACTGACAAGAAAACAATTAACTAGAGAATATAACAAAGAGTAATAGGTCATTGACCTATAATAAAAGTAAATAGCTTTTTAATATTAAAATATCAATATATCCAAGCTCGATACACGCCAGATTTGTCTGCGGGGTTTTTTATATTAAGATGGGAGATTTAGACACTCATGGACACAGACATTAACGCTGCGGTATTATTTAACGAAACAACAAATACTGTAACAATAGAATTAAAAAATTTTGCAAATAAAGAAGATGCACTTGAAGCGGCTAGATTTGTAATTGCGGCACTCAACATACCAGAAGTATCTGCGGTAAATGATACTATACACTAATGAAAATAATTAAAATTGCGTACAAGCCAAGACCTCAACAGTTAGAGCTGCACGAAAAACTAAAGCAATACAGATTTGCGGTGTGCGTTATGCATCGTAGGGGTGGTAAAACAGTTTTTGCAATAAACCATTTAATTAAAGAAGCATTAACATCAAAACAAAAGAATTTTCGTGGTGCGTTCTTTTCTCCAACGAGGGTGCAAGCAAAACTAATCGCTTGGGATTATTTAAAAGAATTTTCTAGGGTTATTCCTGGAATGAAGTTTAATGAAACAGAGCTGCGTGCCGATTTTCCTAATGGCGCTAGAATAACATTATTTGGAGCAGAAAATCCTGATGCCAGTCGTGGACAATTTTTTGACTTCGTTGTTTGTGATGAATATGCACAAATGGATAGCAGAATGTTTGCGGAAGTAATTAGACCAGCTATTTCTGATCGTCTTGGAAAATGTTGTTTTATAGGTACACCACAAGGAATGAACTTGTTTTATGATTTGTTTGAAGAAGCAAAATCATTACCTGATTGGTACACTTGCACATTTAAAGCTAGTGAAACAGGATTAGTACCAAAAGAAGAATTAGAGTCGGCTAGAAAGCTGATGACGGAGGACCAATACCAACAAGAATTTGAATGTTCTTGGACAGCAAATATATCAGGATCAATTTACGGAAAAATAATTTCTAAAATGGAAGATGATAATAAAATTTCTCATTATCCATATGATCCTGGTTACCCAGTAGATTGTTATTTTGATTTAGGAATAAGTGATCAAACTGTAATTTTATTTGTACAACAAATTGGTCGAGCATTGTTCATTGTTGATTGTTATAGTGATAGCAATAAAAGTCTGGACTTTTATGCCGATTATATTAAGAAAACAGAATACAATATCCGTAATTATGTTTTTCCGCATGATATAGAGCAGCGAGAACTATCAACTGGACATACAAGAAAAGAATATGCCTACTCGATGGGGATGCGACCAATTAAGGTGTGTCCAAAACTATCGATTGAAGATGGTATTCACGCTGGTCAAATATTATTAGCAAAAACCTATATTGATAGGTCTAATTGCAAACCTTTCCTGGATGCGATGAAATGGTATCACAGAAAGTGGATAGATAAACAGCGTATATTTTCAAAACCAGTACACGATCATTCTTCGCATTATGCAGATGCGTGGCGAACTTGTGCGGTTGCGATAAGAGAATTAGATTTAGACGAAAACAAACGATTAGAAAAATTTGCACAAGGCACAAACTATAACCCCCTAAACATAAGGAATTAAGACAATGGGATTTTTAGCACCTAAACCCCCAGCACCACCCCCTTTACCACCACCGCCTAAATTACCACCAGCGGTAGCGGAAGATTTACCAGATCCTAAAAAGGAAAAAATTGCAAAATTAATGGCAAATAAGAAAAAAGGGTACACCGATACTATTTTAACAAGTAATCAAGGCGATACAAGTGAAGCAAATATTGCCAAGAAAACTTTATTAGGCGGTTAATATGGGAGCAGCAACAAGCACAGCCAGTAAGGATAGGCAAGAAAGACAAAATAATTCTAACCAACAACAAGCAAATGAAATTAAAGAAGTTGTTAAAAAAAAATTAGGATTAAAAACAACTGTGCCTGGTCCGATGGATTATTTGCAAGATGAAAAGAAAACACTTGCTTATAATTTAAAAGGCAAAGACAGATTTATGTATGGTGCAGAAGCATCGGAAGAAACAAATAAAGAAATGGTAAAAAGAGGATTACTATCATACAATAAAGATACAGGTGGATATTCTAATGTTGTAAATGGTAAAATTATTTCTAATGCCAATACAATAAAATATGGTTCTTCTAATAGTGCGATGGGTAGTGGCGATCCAACTGGCGTAATGACAAGCACACCAATCTCAAAAGAAATGTTAGAACGACAAAATAAAATTAAAGGAATATCAACAGCAGCGTTATCTTTTGCGATGCCAGGAATTGGCGGAAGTGTTATGCGGTTGAGTGCTGGTAAAAATTTAGCGGATGTTGCACAACCACAAGCGGCTTACAATGATTATATGAAAAGTTTTTCTGCAAAACAATCTGGTAAACAATTTACATCAGATAGAACTGTTTTAGGATTATTAGGATTGAAACAAGGCAACAAAACAAAGAAAGATACATTAGGTCAATAATATGGATATAAAACAATTAAGTAGTCAATTTGCACAGTTAAAAGGAAAACGATTAAACTGGGAAAGTCATTGGCAAGAAATCGCTGATTATGTTTTACCTCGTAGAGCTGATGTAAATGTAAAAAGATCATCTGGCGATAAACGAACCGAATTTATTTTTGATGGCACAGCTTTACACGCAGCCGAATTACTTTCATCTTCCTTGCATGGTATGTTAACAAATGCAGCAACACCATGGTTTAGTATGCGTTTTAAAAACGAAAATTTTGCCATGGATGAAGAAAGCCAGGAGTGGTTAGAAGCAAGTACACAATCGATGTATATTGCTCTTGATAGGTCAAATTTTCAACAAGAAATACATGAATTGTATGTTGATCTTTGTACTTTTGGTACAGCGTGCATGATGATTGAAGAAGATGATGATAAATTTATTCGTTTTTCAACAAGACACATAAAAGAAATTTATATTTCAGAAAATGATAAAGGATATGTAGATAGTATTCATCGTGAATTTAAAATGACAGCAAGAGCTGCCTATCAACGATTTGGCGATAAGCTATCTAAAAGAATTAAAGAAATTGCAGAAAAAAAACCTTATGATGAAGTTACTATAAATCAATGCGTTAAACCTAACGATCAATCTAATCCATATAAAATGGATAATAAATCAATGAAATATGTATCGATTTATTATGATAACGAAGATCAAAAAGTAATTAGTATATCTGGTTTTAATGAGTTTCCTTTTGTTATTCCTCGATGGTTAAAATCATCAAGTGAAGTATATGGTCGTTCTCCAAGTATGACAGCATTACCTGATATTAAAATGCTAAATAAAATGTCAGAAACAACAATTAAAGCTGCACAGAAAATGGTTGATCCACCATTATTAGTACCTGATGATAGTTTTGTTTTACCAGTTAGAACACAGCCAGGGGGATTAAATTATTATAGATCTGGTACAAGAGATAGAATTGAACCATTACAAATTGGTGCAAACACACCAGTTGGTTTAAATTTAGAAGAACAACGAAGAACAGCAATACGACAAGCATACTTTGTGGACCAATTATTAATGTCGCAAGATGTACGAATGACAGCTACAGAAGTTATGCAGCGTAATGAGGAAAAAATGAGATTGTTGTCGCCAGTTTTAGGCAGACTACAAGCAGAAATGTTACAACCTTTAATAACAAGATGTTTTAATATTTTACTTAGAAAACAATTATTACCTGAACCGCCAGTATCATTACAAGGTCAAACTGTTGATATTGAATATGTATCGCCATTAGCAAGATCACAAAAAACTGGCGATGTTCAAGCAATATTGCGTTCATTAGAAATTATAACTCCATTATCACAAATGATGCCAGTTATGGATTACCTAGATTCAGATAAACTTGTTAAACATATTACTGATGTGTTGGGTGTTCCTAGAAAAATTTTACGATCTGATCAAGAAGTTGCGAGCATACGACAACAACAAGCGGAAGCTCAACAGCAACAAGCACAAATGGATCAAGCATCACAGATGGCGGAAGCTGGAGGAAAGGCAGCACCGCTATTAAAGGAACTTAATGCCTGATAAACAAGAACAAATTATAAAAGAATTACGACAAGCATATCAAATTACCTTTAGCACCAAAGAGGGTGCATTAGTTTTAGCTGATTTAGAAAATAGAACAGGAATACATACTTCAACATTTGATCCTGATCCATATAAAGCAGCAAATTTAGAAGGTATGCGAGCAGTTACTTTGTGGATTAAGACAATGTTAAAACCACAATTAAAGGAGAAAAAGAATGGCTGATGAACAGACAACTGCACCAGAAGTGCAATCTGAACAGACTATAAACGAACAACCGCAAGAAACATCATTTATTGATACCTTGCCAGAAGATATACGAGCAGATGCCTCGTTACAAAATTTTAAAGATGCTGGACAACTAGCAAAAAGTTATGTTCATGCACAACGAATGGTAGGTGCTGATAAAATGCCAGTACCAAATAAAAATTTTACGGAAGATGATTGGAAACAAACATTTTCTAAGTTAGGTGTGCCAGAAACACCTGATGATTATAATATTAATTATACTTTACAAGAAGGAGCAGATCCGCAACCAGTTAAAAACTTTGTTTCTCATGCACATAAATTAGGAATGTTACCCCAACAAGTGCAAGGAATACTAGATTACTATGGGAATTTAGAAAGTCAAGGAAATGAAGAAATGCAAAAACAAGCAGAATTAAATAAACTTAATTCTGAACAAGAATTACGCAAAGAATTTGGTTTAGCTTATGATAAAAAAATTAATCAAGCTAATAATGTTTTTGGTAAATTTTTTGTTGATGATTTAAAAGATGTTAAACTACAAGATGGTAGTGATATATTAAATCATCCTGGCTTTATTAAAGCTCTTAGTAAATTATCTGATAATTTTTCTGAGGATAATTTAGGTGCAGACCAAACAGAGAGTGGTGGATTTACACCTAATGAAGCACAAAAAGAAGTTTCAAAAATCATGGGAGATCTTAAACATCCTTATTGGATTAAAGATCATCCAGGTCATGCTGCTGCTGTTAAAGAAGTAGCTGATTTACAAAACATGATACATCCGAATTTAGAAGGGTAGTGCGAAAGCATCCTTCTTGACCATCTGAATAGTAGAGCAACTAACAGTTGTAAAATGCAGACGAACCTACCTGGTAGATAATTCATCGAAATTTTAACCTTAATTTGAATAGGAGGACAATTATGTCTAATCAAATTACAACAGCTTTTGTACAGCAGTATGGTTCTAATGTACAAATGCTTTCACAACAAATGGGTAGCCGTTTGCGTGAAGCTGTTGATGTGGAATCTATTACTGGAAAAAATGCATATTTTGAACAAGTAGGTTCTGTTGCTGCACAAGTGAGAACTTCTCGCCATGCGTCAACTCCACAAATTGATACTCCTCATAGTAGAAGAAGGGTGTCTTTAGCAGACTACGAGTGGGCGGATCTTATTGATGATGCCGACAAAGTAAGAATGCTAATTGATCCTACTTCGAGCTACGCAAAAGCTGCTGCGGCAGCGATGGGTAGATCTACTGATGATGTAATCATTACAGCTCTAGGTGGAACAGCTTACTCAGGAGAAACAGGCGGCACTTCTGTTGCACTTCCAAGCACACAAAAGTTTGCAACATCTAACCAATCTGATGGTTTAACGATTGCTAAACTTCTTGATGCAAAGAAGAAAATGGATTTAGCTGATGTAGATCCAAGCATAGCACGATATGTGGTATGTGGAGCAACTCAAATAAGTGATTTGCTTAATACAACTGAAGTTAAGAATAGTGATTATAATACTGTTAAAGCGCTAGCGATGGGTCAAGTTGACTCTTTCCTAGGGTTTAAATTTATTATGTCTAACAGACTTAGCTTCGATGCAAGTAATACTGACGACAGATTAGTTTTTGCTTTCACAAAAGATGCGATCAAACTTGCCATTGGTAAGGATGTTACAGCAAGAATATCTGAGAGGGATGATAAATCATACTCTACTCAGGTTTACTACTGTATGTCAGTTGGTGCAACTAGAATGGAAGAAGAAAAAGTTGTTCAGATTCCTTGTCATGAAGCATAGGAGGGTTAAGATATGGCTAGTGTAAAAAG